CTCCATTCGAATTCCAAGTATTAGATCCTGGAATTTTGAATTGTACTATTAAATTATCACCCCCGCGATTTTCACCAAATTGAATTCTAATAGGATAATAAGTATTTTCTGTTAGATTAATTGTCCCCTGTTTCATTTGTACAGGATGTGTGCCTTTATTATTAACAATGGCATTTTCTATAGTATAACCCGTACTTGCATTATCTCCAATCCATAAAAAAGAAGCATCGTCTGAACTAGTTGAAAATGTATAAGTACCACTAGTTTTTGCTTTGAAATATCCAGTCCATATAAAAGAATAATAGTTTGAAGAATTCTTAGTCCTTGTATTATTAGATAAAGTTCCTATATTACTTCCGTCCCAAACATAACCAGTACTTACTGGTGTTTTATCTACAAACCAATTAACATTATTGCCTGCATAACCTTGATTGTAATAATGATATTTTAGACCTTTTTTTATAATATTTGAAAAACCTTCTATAACATCTCCTCTACTATTACTAGAACTAACAATTCTATGATATGTTAATGGACAAAATCTTGTTGTTCCGGTATTTATATCTATTTTTTCAATAGATATTCCGTCACCACCTTTGCCAAAATGTGTTGTATCTTCATTTGTTGAATTATCGCCAACTTCTCCTGCACCACCACCACCTGCTCCTCTTACTTTTACTAATTGTTCCTCTTCTTTTATATAACTATTTCCTACACCGCCATTATTTCCAAATGTATAATAATTATCAAATGCCGACACTGGATTTTTTAAATTTTTCTTTTTTCCATATTTATAATTTGAAACTTCATCGTCATTACCATATTGAAATCCACACCCTCCTCCTCCAGAACCACCATCTAAACCACCCCCTTTTTCTCTAAGATATCTAAATTTAGATTTTGACTTATTTAGTAAACTGTAAGCAGTTTCAGCATAATATGAAGCACCACCACCGCCACCAATTGCAACTATATCATTTATACCACTATTATATCCACTATCGCCATGATAATAACTTTTACTACCTTCCTTACCACCTTTACCAACAATAATATTATAATTTATATTTCCTTTAAAAGATATATTATCAATATATATAACTTCTCCGCCACCTCCTCCTCCACCAATATCATAACCCCCCCCACCTCCTCCACTAACAATTAATACAGAACCTTCATATAAATTATCGGTTTTAAATTTTAAGTTAAATTTATTAATATTGTCTTTTGTCAATTCTTTATTATATAAAAAAGACATTGTTATTATATTTTTATTAGACCCATAATTTTTAATAAAGATATCTTTATTTATACCACTGATATCATTTACTGGATTTATTTCAAAATTTAATTTCCCATCCCCAAATGATATGTCNCTTACATCATTTTCTGTGATTTTATTTGACATTCTATTAATTATATATAGTATATTTATTTAAATACAACATCTATATCTATAATATGTACCACTATTTGAATTATAACTAGTAATACGAACAATATCGCCTTGTTTTAATCCTAACCATTTTGCTTGTGGATCAAATTGATATATCCATGGTAATTTTAATTTACTAGCAACAGAATATTGATCTAATATTTCTTGAATATTAGATTCATCTATTTTTTCATGCAATGGTACATATTCGTGTTTTGTTGGATTAAAACTTAACTGTTTTGCATAAAAATATTGTAAAATACCATTATTCTTTTGTAAAATTTTATCATATTTTGTTATTTGTTGTAATATTGGTGCTGAAATTATATCATTATTAAATACTAAAATTATATTTTTTTTATTATTATATTTTAATATAAATTTTGTTAAATCTTCTTGATAACTTTTTAATTCATCTAAAATATTTTTTTTTAATTTTTTTGTCATTGCAAAGATAATTGANGTCTTTGATGTGTGAAATTCTANAATTCTAGTATCNCTGTAAAATTCTTCTCTCTCAATTTCTTTTTCATGTTCTTCAAATTCATCTATATTATCTCCTCTTTGCACTAACATTTCTTTAATATTTTTAATAATGATATCAATATCCATTATACAAAATTATCTTTAATACTAATTAAATATAATATTTAAATCATTTTTTAAATTATATAAAAAAATAGTTAATTATTATAATTAAAATGACAGATAGTGAAACCTTTGCATTTCAAGCAGAAATTAATCAACTTTTATCTCTTATTATTAATACTTTTTACTCAAATAAAGATATATTTTTAAGAGAACTTATATCTAATTCATCAGATGCTTTAGATAAAATTAGATATCAATCTTTAAAAGATTCTTCTGTTTTAAAAGAACAAGAAGAATTATTTATTCATATTATTTGCGACAAAGATAACAAAAAACTTTCTATTATTGATTCTGGCGTTGGTATGACAAAAATAGATTTAATTAATAATTTGGGAACAATTGCACAATCAGGAACTAAAAATTTTATGGAAGCATTATCCGCAGGAGCAGATATTAGTATGATTGGTCAATTTGGTGTTGGATTTTATTCTTCTTATCTTATTGCTGATAGAGTTATTGTTACTTCAAAAAATAATGAAGATGAACAATATATTTGGGATTCTTCTGCAGGTGGAACTTTTACAATTAAAAAAGATCTTCCAGACAATAATTTAAAAAGAGGAACCAAAATAGATTTATATCTTAAAGAAGATCATCTTGAATATTTGGAAACAAATAGAATTAAAGAATTAATTAAAAAACATAGTGCTTTTATCAATTATCCTATTTCTATTCAAGTTGATAAAACTATCGAAGAAGAAGTTGATGATATCGAAGAACCAAATGTTGATACCAAAGACTCTAAAGAAGATAAAGACTCTAAAGAAGATACCAAAGACTCTAAAGAAGATACCGATGAATCAAAAACAGATGAACCTATTATTGAAGATGTTGAAGATCAAGAAACTGATAAAGTTGAAACAAAAAAGAAAACAATTACAAGAACAGAAAAAGAATGGCAATTATGTAATGTTCAAAAACCTATATGGACTAGAAATCAATCAGATATTACTAATGAAGAATATAGTTCATTTTATAAAAGTATTTCAAATGATTGGGAAGATGAACTTGCGTTAAAGCATTTTTCAGGTGAAGGACAAATTGAATTTAAATCATTATTATTTATACCTAAAAGAGCACCTCAAGACGCTTTTACTAAAAATAAAAAAATTAATAATATTAAATTATATGTTCGTAGAGTATTTATTACAGACGATAATACAGATTTATGTCCTGAATGGTTAAATTTTGTAAAAGGTATTGTAGATTCAGAAGATTTACCTTTAAATATTTCTAGAGAAATTTTACAACAAAATAAAATTTTAAAAGTTATCAAAAAAAATATTGTAAAAAAAATATTAGAATTATTTCGTGAAATTGCCGAAGATAATGAAAAATATTTAGAATTTTATGATCAATATTCTAAAAATATTAAATTAGGTATTCACGAAGATGAAAATAATAGAACAAAAATATCTAAATTATTAAGATTTTCTACATCAAAATCTAAAGATGAACTTATTTCATTTGATAAATATATTGAAAATATGCAAGAAGACCAGAATAATATTTATTATATTATTGGAGAATCTAAAGAATATGTTGAAAAAGCTCCATTTTTAGAAAAACTTGTTAAAAAAGATATTGAAGTTATGTATATGACTGATTCTATTGATGAATATATGATGCAACAACTTAAAGAATATGATGGTAAAAAATTTGTTAATATTTCAAAATCTAATTTAAAATTACAAGANGAAACTCTGGAAAAACATGAAGATTTTTGCAAATCAATCAAAATGATACTTGGTGATAAAATTGAAAATGTTATTATTTCAAATAGACTTGTTACATCTCCGTGCTGTTTAGTAACATCCGAATATGGTTGGTCTGCAAATATGGAAAGAATAATGAAAGCACAAGCACTTAATAATACATCAATGAACTCATATATGATGTCTAAAAAAACTCTTGAATTAAATTCAGAACACGTAATTGTTAAAGACTTAATTAATAAATTTAATTCTGATAAAAATGATATTACATTAAAAAATTTAATTTATCTAATGTATGATACATCATTACTCGCATCTGGTTTTACAATTGAAAATCCAAAATTATTTTCGGATAGAATGTACAATATGGTTAAATTGGGTTTATCAATTGATGAAAATGATGTCAGTCTAGACGATGATAATGTTGATTTAGATAAACAATGTATAGTATGTACTGATTCTACTGATAGTTTAGAAACTAAAATGGAAGAGGTTGATTAATATAATAATCTTGNTCTATTGATATGTTTATAATAACTATTACATGTCAAATATGTAAATAATGTTCCATTTAAATACATTAATATATTTACATATAATGTTATCCATAAAGAATCGGATATATAACCATTATTATATGCTATCATATTATATGTAGAACCCATTATACATAATGGTAATCTTATAAATATATATAAAAATACATTTAATTTTTTTTGTGTTATTTTATTAATAATGTTATGTTTAACTAAAGTTAATGAACCATATTCTATCATACCTGGTATTCCCCCGCCAGATATCATTTGAAAATATAATTGATTTGAATTTATAAATAACATACCTGGTATTATACCAAAAAATGCAAATATTATGTGATGAAAATAATCCCAAAAATTTAATTTTTTGAAAAATATAATATGATAAATATGCAAACTTAAATGATAATTCATTAAATTAATTGACAAATTATTAGTATCATCATACATTATATAATTATTACTAGGATCTATAATTAGATTTATTACTTTATCATATAAATGATAGAAAGTATAAAAATTAATTACAAAATGTATTTTATACCACCGCCCTTCACTTGTAGAAATATATTGTATCAAATTATCAAGTATATATATACTAAATGTATTTGTACATAAATAAAATAAATTATCTATTAAATTTATATTGAATGAATCATCATTATTTGTATTCATTTCTTATTATTTTAAATATATAATATTTTTTATATTATTATTATTATATATATAAATCTCTATACCATGAATTTCCACCATTTGTATGCAAAATACACGACTGTGTATTAGTAATTTTGTTATATAAATAATTATAGTTGGTCATATCATAATCTTCTCTTTTTGTACCAGCACATAGACTCCAAATTTTCTGTTCGTTATCCAATGCAATATCATTCAAATTATTAACATTATTAAGATAATATCTAGTTAAACATCTCTGATCATCAACCTTTTCATGATATTTGTTAGTATCATATGTTAAACAATTATAATTTGTTTCTCTAAATTCATTTAACATCTCTTTTATTCTCCAAGCATATCCCATATAACTACCGGCATTTACATATTTGAATATATTACTTTGATTTTGATATTTACCCCATATATTACCATCAGGCCAACAATATTTTTCAGCAGAAAATACTAATGGTTTATTAAATTCTTCAAATTTTTTTTTTATATTTTCTGCATTATTAAATATTATTACATCATAAGCATCTAGAGACATTACTATTTTATTATCATCCACATTTTCTAAAAATTTATGAAAATTTTCTAATTTATTTGAAAAATCTATCCATTTAACACCTATTCCATTTATATGTATATTTATATTATTTGCTGTTGCACTTTTTACAAGAGTTTTGAATTTTTCATATTCACTACCATAACTATAAAATATAATATCATCGTGATCTGGTATTGGTTTAAATGTTTCAATAGTCCGTTTATAAAAAATGTAAATTGTTATAATTATAAATATAATAATTAAAAAATTGATTATGTAAAAAGTATAATTTTTTATACTTAATTTTTTATTTTTCATAATATATCTATTATATTATTTACATAAATAAAAAAATATAATATTAATATATAATAATTATAATATTAATATATAATAAATGAATAACATTAATTATAATAAAGAAAATTGTGATAAAATATATTGGAATAATTTTTATAATAATAATAATATTACTAAATTAAATAAAGCATCCGATTTTTGCATTTTTGTCATTAATTATTTTGAAAAAATTAACATAAAAACTATTATCGATTGTGGTTGTGGTAACGGACGAGATAGTTACGAATTTAATAAAATATATAAAGTTGATGGTATAGATAATAATGGGTTTAAACCAAAAAATGATAATTCTTGTAATTTTTATAATGAAGATTTTGTAAATTATAATAAAGAAAATTATGATTTAATATATTCTCGCTTTACATTTCATAGTATAACAAATGAAGAACATCTTACATTTTTAAATAGTATTAAAGTTAATTCATATATTGCTATTGAAACTAGAAGTGATAAAAATAAAGATGAATATAAATTTCATGGTAATGAACATTATAGAAATTATACAAATATTGATTATCTAAAAAATTTACTTGGAAATAAATTTGATATATTATATATTGATGAAAAA